GAAAAAAACTCGTCAAGGAAAAGGAAAGCATTCAAAATACTCTCCAACATCCCGTAACTCGGCTCGTAAAAGATACAAAGGACAAGGAAAATAAATGGCTTGTTTGATTGCGAATCTACCTTCTTATGAAGTATGGGTAAGAAAAGAGTACTTAACTGATCATAAGAGTGGTCATGGTGAATTTGTAAAGGGAGTATGGGTATCTGCGAAGAGTATACCTGGTCGTGCGTTTTATTTTGAGACATATTTACCCGAATATGCTGCAATGTTCGATAAATTACCGATTTCTGCGTTTACATCAGACCCAGAGACACCAACTCCTGATATGACACTACATAATTTGCAGTTTTGGAACTGCATGGACTATGGAGTTGTCGCAGTTCAGAAGCAATTTATCGGTTCAATGCACTATGAGGTCTATACAAGAGACTATGGCAACCAAACTGGCACGTATATTTGTACTTTAGACAACTATCACCAAGATGTAGACTCAATTGACTACTCTACAAGTGAACAACCTGCCGAACACAAGTCACATAACCTCTTAGAACTGGATAATGGGCAGTTTGCACTCTATCCAAACAATAGAATGCGTATCTATGATAACAGTATTACACCAGAAACACCCAAAGTTCCTGACTTTAAGGTATCAACCGTTTACTATCAGGTAGAAAATGGTCATGATCGTGATGGGTTGGGTTCAGAAGAGAATTATTTCTGGAAAACAGCAAAAGAAAGGGCAGTTGATATGAGTGTAGGTGCTGGAAATACCGCAATAGAGAAGAAAAGAGCACCTTTTGAACCCGAATTAGGATAAATAATAACATTTACAAAAAAGTGTCATAAATAAAACAGGAAAGTACCTGTAACATGGCAATAAATCGGATATCAAGGGCATTTAAGGACATAAGTTTGTCTTTTACCCCTCATCCTGTCACAAAAGACCTTACAATTCTCAAAAATGAGAACGCAATTAAGAAATCTGTAAGGAATTTAGTACAAACTATCCCTACTGAGAGGTTTTTTAACTCTGCATTGGGATCAGAGGTGCGTGATAGCCTATTTGACTTTGTAGATTTTGGTACTGCGTCCGTTATACAGAACCAAATTGAAATTACACTTGAAAATTTTGAACCTAGAATAGATAATGTAACAGTTGAGGTTGAACCTAGACCAGATTTGAACGAATTTGAGGTTACGGTGTTCTTTAATATTATTGGACAAGAAATTCCTACTCAAGAATTCACATTCATGCTCGAAGCAACAAGATAAATGCCCTTTACTAAGTTTACAAACCTCGATTTTGACCAAATCAAGACTTCAATCAAGGATTATATCCGTGCAAACTCAGATTTTACTGATTTTGACTTTGAAGGATCAAATTTTTCAGTTTTAATCGATACATTAGCATATAATACTTACATTACAGCATTTAATTCTAATATGATTGTAAATGAGTCTTTCTTAGACTCGGCTACAGTGCGTGAGAATGTCGTTTCACTTGCAAGAAACATTGGATATGTACCAAAATCAAGAACTGCTGCACAAGCAACAGTTTCTTTTAATGTTACAACTGCTGCAAATACACCAACACTCACTCTACAAGCTGGTTTGGTATGTGTAGGGTCATCAAATGATACTTCATATGTATTTTCAATTCCAGAGACTATCACAAGCACTACAACACAAACTACTGATACAAATGGCAACATAACAAGTAGCACTGGATCATTTAGCAATATTGTAATATATCAAGGAACTTACTTAACAAAGAGTTTTATAGTTGATGGATCACTTGATCAAAGATTTATACTTGAAAATTCCTTTATTGATACTTCAACAATCAAAGTTTATATAAAAGGTGCTGCTGATACAGGTTTAGGAAGAGAATATCGAAAAGTAGATAATATATTAAATATTTCAAATATATCAGAAACATATTTAATTCAAGAGACCACAGATGAAAGATATGAACTTCTTTTTGGTGATGGTGTATTTGGTAAAAAATTAGAAAATGAGGCTGTAATTACAGTTTCTTACATTGTCACAGATGGTGTCGAAGGTAATGGACCTGCTTTATTTACCTATGCAGGTAGTGTTACATCATCTAGTAACCAAATTTCTTTACCATCATCTACACCAACTGTTACCACAGTCTCATCGGCAGCTAATGGGGGTAGTATTGAGTCAATTGACTCGATTAAGTATTTTGCACCTAGATTGTATTCATCGCAGTACAGAGCGGTTACAGCAAGAGATTATGAGTCTGTAATACAACAAATATATCCAAATACTGAATCAGTTTCAGTAGTGGGTGGTGAAGAATTAGACCCACCAGAATTTGGAACAGTTTTAATTACAATTAAACCAAAAAATGGTGAATTTGTATCTGATTTTGATAAACAATCAATTTTATCTAATTTAAAAAGTTATTCTCTTGCAGGAATTAATCAAAAAATACTTGATCTTAAACTATTATATGTTGAACTTGAATCTTTTGTCTACTATGATCTATCTAAAGTTACAACTGTCTCTGAATTAAAGACACAGATTACAAATGGATTATTAACATATGGTTCATCAACTGATATTAACAAATTTGGTGGTAGATTTAAATATAGTAAAATTTTAAATGTAATTGATAATATAGATGATGCAATAACATCAAATATTACAAGAGTTAGAATTAGGAGAAATTTAAAAGCTCTTACTAATCAATTTGCTCAATATGAATTGTGTTATGGTAACTCATTTTATATTAATTCTGAAGGTAAAAATATAAAGAGCACTGGATTTACAATTCAGGGTCAAACTGACATGGTATATCTTACAGACATACCAAATAAAAATAGTGATGGTACTTTAGATGGAAGTGGAAAGGGTATTATAGCAATTGTTAAAGGTGAAACTGAATTATCTCGAAATCAATTAGTTGTTGCTTCTGCTGGAATTGTTGATTATATTCATGGAGAAGTTATATTAAATACCATTAACATAACCTCTACTGAAAAAACAAATAATATTGTTGAAATTCAAGCTTTTCCACAATCAAATGATGTTATTGGTCTAAAAGACTTATACTTAAGTTTTGCCATTGGAGATAGTGCGATAAATATGATTAAGGACACTATTACATCTGGTGAACAGATATCAGGTGTCGGATATAAAGTCACATCGAGTTATTCAAACGGAGCATTGATAAGAGGATAATATGATAACAACTGGAATTGATAAAAGAGTCAAAGTCCAACAGATAATTGAAAACCAAATTCCAGAGTTTCTTTTATCTGAAAGTCCAAAAGCAGTAGATTTTTTAAAACAATATTATATCTCTCAAGAATATCAGGGAGGTCCTATTGACCTAACTGACAATTTAGATCAGTATATAAAATTAGATAATTTATCACCAGAAGTAATAGTAGGTGAAACAACACTAACAAGTGGTATTACAACTACTTCTGATGTTGTAAATGTCAATAGCACCAAAGGTTTTCCAAATGAATATGGTCTTTTTAAGATTAATAGTGAAGTTTTTACATATACTGGTATAACTACTAATTCATTTACTGGATGTGTTCGTGGATTCAGTGGTATTACAACATATCATGCAGAAAATCAACCAAGAGAATTAGTATTTACTGACTCAACTGCTACAAATCATAATGCTGATGCAACAGTTATCAATCTAAGTGCTTTATTTTTAAAAGAATTTTATAAAAAGACAAAAAAATTACTCACACCTGGTTTAGAAAACGTAAATTTTGTCAATAATCTAGATGTAAGTAACTTTATTAAAAATTCAAAATCATTATATCAGTCAAAGGGTACGGAAGAGTCATTTAGAATACTATTTAATGTATTGTACAATGAAACTCCAAATATTGTAGATTTAGAAAAATATTTAATTAAACCATCAACAGCAGAATTTATAAGAAGAGAAATAATTCTTGCAGAAGCACTTTCTGGAAACCCTATTAATTTAGTTGGACAAACAATAATAAAATCCACTGATAGTGAAACAAGAGCTTCTATATCTGAAGTAGAACCAATAACAAGAAAAGGAAAAGTTTATTATAAAATTGCATTATTTGTTGGATTTAATGAAGTAGATTTAATAGAAGGAACGTTTAATGTTTCACCTAAAACTAAGTCAATTAACAATGTTTCGGTAGGTTCCTCTGTAATAACAGTTGATTCTACAGTTGGATTTGGATCGACAGGAACAGTAGTATCTGGAATTAATACAAATATCTACTATAATAGTAAATCTTTAAATCAATTTTTTGGATGTGAAAATATTGTAGATACAATATCCACCACAGATGATATTAGATCTAATGAATTTTATTATGGATATGAAAATGGAGATTTAACTAAAAAAGTAGAACTTAGATTAACTGGAGTTTTATCTAAGTTTATTCCAACTTCAGATATAAGATTATTATCTGAGGGTGAAAAAATATCAGTTAAAAATGTTGGTGAAAAAATAACCGATCCTTTAATTAATAAAACTAGAAAAGAAATATTTGCTAATTCTTGGATTTATAATACATCATCAAGGTTTCAAATTGGATCAATATCTGGATCAAATATAGTTTTATTAACAAGTGATATTGATAAATCTAGTATTAAAGTTGGTGACGAAGTTGAAATATTATTTAAAAATGAAGAGAATATAGCAGCCACTGGTGTAGTTGCAAATGTAAATCAATCTACAAGCACTGTTAATTTAAATAATCTTACTCTAGAACCTGGTATTTCTCTTTTACCAGATCCTAATCGTAGTTATGATTTAAGAAGAAAATTAAAAAAGGCAACTAGTAGTCTAATAGATGTAGAATTTGGAAATAATGTATTAACATCTGATATTACTAACATTTATAATGAGTCAAATGAAAATTTTTATGCTGCCAGTAATTCATTACCATCATATCAAATTACTGCAAATATTCCAAGAGCTGTACTTTCAAATGCAATTGCAGGTGTTCAACTTCCTCAATCTGGATATGATGGTAATACATTAAAATATAATACTTTATCATTTTCTAGTCCTGTTCCATTTATAACAGGTGATGAAATATTTTATACTGCACAGGGAACAATCTTACCAGGATTAGTAGAGGGTTCTTATTTTGTAGAAGTACTATCAAATTCAAATCAAATAAAATTATATAAATCTAGATCTTTTATTCCAATATCAGATTATGAAGAATTTGAACCTTTATCATCTGGTTCGGGAACACATACGTTCTCATTAACTGGTATTTTAAATCAAAAAATTGGTGCACAAAGACTATTCAGAAAATTTCCATTAGAACCAAATAATACCAACTCTACTGTTGAAAAAACAATTGCAGGACCAACTGGATTATTGATAAATGGTGTAGAAATATTAAATTACAAATCAGAAAATAAGATATTTTTTGGTCCTTTGGATAGTATAACTTTATTAAATGGTGGATCAAATTATGATGTTATAACTCCACCACCAATAACAATTTCATCATCAGGAGTTGGTAATACAACTGCTTTATTACAACCTGTTATTAATGGAAAAATTACAGATATACAAGTTGAACCACAAAACTTTGATATACAAAAAGTTTTATCAGTAACTATTGAAGGTGGCAATGGTAATGGTGTTATTTTAGAACCTTTATTATCAAAAAGAAAACGAGAAATTTCTTTTGATGGAAGAACATTGTCTAATGCTGGTGGTGTGGATACTGTAAATGAATCTATAACATTTTTTAGTGATCACCATATATCAAGTGGTTTACCTTTAACTTATGATAAAAATGGTAATAATCCATTAGGAGTTAGCACTGTTGGTAATGATGCTGTTTCTATAGTTGGATTAGGTACAACAACTTTGGTAGATAAAGCCACTTACTATCCTCAAGTAGTAAATTCAAAAACAATTAAATTATTCCAAACATTATCTGATTATAATTCTGGTATTAATACAGTTGGATTTACAACCATAGGTAATACTGGTGGTGTACATATTTTCAAACTTAAAAATGAAGAGAATACATTAAAAGATATTAGAGTCTTAGATGGTGGTAGTAATTATCAGAACAGACAACTTTTTGTTAAACCTGTAGGAATCAATACTATTGATGATTCAATAAATTTTGATAATCATGGATTTAATGATGGAGATAAAATTGTATATTCTACTGCAGTTGGAGTAGGATCAACACAACCACAGTCTATAACTGGATTATCCACTTACATTGGAATTACTACTACATCTAATTTTTATCAAATACTAAAAATAAATGATAATTCATTTAGGATCTCTAATGCTGGTTTAGGTGGAACATCTACTAATAATTATGAAAGATTAAATCATATTAAATTTTCTGATCAAGGAACTGGTTTTCAAGTATTTAAATATCCAGATATTAAATTAAATTTAAAATATGAATTAAAAAATACTAGTGTTGGTATAATAACTGCAACTCCTCTAGTAAGAGGGTCTATCAAAGATATTTACTTATATGAAAAGGGTTCTGGTTATGGATCAAATATTTTAAATCTTGAAAAAACATCTGCTATTACTGTAAAAACTGGTAAAAATGCAGAGTTAAAACCGATTGTATCAGACGGAAAAATAAGTTATGTAGAAATACAAAC